GGCATTTATATTAAAGATGAAAAAGAATTTGAATACAACGTGTTCGAGCGTGGCACTAATGGGTGGGCGGTCGAACTAAAATGTATTGAAAGCTATAAAGAACCTAAGTTTCAAGGAGATTGGCAACAGCCAGCAGACGATGATATTCCTGTATATCATGAGCAGGTTATATACTTTACTTATGATAGTTCTATTTCCAAAATTATAAAAGAAATAATAGGAGAACTACACACAATATCTAATTTATCAACTCCACAATTAGTTTTTTAATATGACAATAGAAGAACTAAAACATATTATCAAAAAAGAAAAAAACAATATAAATCGGACTATGGAAGGTTTGATAGCTAAACTGGAGCAGATGGAGGCACTTGCTCCAGAAAAGCGAAAAAAAGTAACTAAAAAAAATAAAACAGCAGAAGCAAGGGCAAGATTGCATGCTAAATTTTGACAGCCTTGTGCGAAGCGGACAGCATAAGGTGCTAACTATAAGTGTATATGGTTTTATTGGGTGGGAAGTCCGCACCACCTGTTTTTAAAAGAAAAGATTATGAAAGAACCAATAGCGGTATTCAAAGGTGGAAACACAATAGTTAATCAATATGGTGAGTTATGTGTTTGCCATGAAAACAAAACCTACAAGATAGATGGCGTAATAGAAGATAAGAATGAACAGCATTTTTATCAAGACGCACCAAGCAAAATGGTAGTTTATTATTTAAAACCAAACGAGGAAAAATGATAGATAAAGAGCCATACAATTATAACGATGAGGCACTAAAGCAAATAGAAGATGGTTGCATGTCCTCTATAATTGGCTATTCCCTAGTATTGATAGCTATATTCCTAATGGCTTTGTATTTAAAATCATAATGGAAAATCACTTCAAAGCATATATATCTATTAATGGTCAAATTGTTGATAGTGCAATTTTCTTTGAAGAAAGTAGTTATGAAAAAATTAAAAGAGCTCTTTACAATAGAAATAAATATAGAGTTTTCAAAAAAGACCATATAGACATATGGTATGATAAAATAACTTATGTAAAAAAAACAAAAATATGAAAGAAGAACTAACAGGATATCCTTACGCAGTATATAACATATTGCTTGACAATATAGGAAGCCTAACCTTTAAAAAAGAAATACTTGAAAAAATATACGGAAAGTATTACGAAAAAGATTATTTCAAAGGTCGTTGCCTCTCTGTTCATATTAATAAAATAAGAAAGTATCTAATTAAAAACAAACTTAATTATCAAATCAAAACCATAAGTAAGTCTGGTTTTATTTTGGAAAAACTAAATAAAAATATATGACAATCCAAGAACTAAAAGACAAGCACAATGCAACAATATTACTTAGTAATAGGCTTGCAAAAGCTGAAAAGCACCAATATACAGCAGACCAGTTAAACGAGCTTATAAAACAAGCTGTTGATTATAACTGGACATCTGATGATATTATTAGAAATATGAAAACATTAGCAGGTGTCCAACAAACATTCGTTGATGGAGAGCTAAAAGAAATTGAATAAAAAAGCCAGGCGTTCGTACCGCCCAGCTAAACACAAACTGCATAGCAGTTCTATAACAAAAGTAATTATTAAATCTTAAAACACAAACACATGGCTATCAACGCAACAAACACTCAAACTCAGAGAGAGTTAATTCCAGCAGGAAACTACATCGCAAGATGCTATCAAATGATAGAAATCGGCACCGTTAAAGAAACTATACTTGGTAAAGAAAAAATTCTGCCTAAAGTAAGAATAGGCTGGGAACTGCCTACTGAACTAAAAGTATTTAAAGAAGAAAATGGAGAACAACCATTAGTCATAAGTAAAGAATTTACTTTATCTATGGCTGATAAAGCAAACCTTAGAATTGCTTTAAAATCATGGCGTGGTAAAGATTTTACAGAAGAAGAAGCTAAAAGTTTTGATATAACAAAACTAATGGGAGTTCCGTGTATGTTAAACATCATACATAAACCATCAAAAGATGGAACAAGACATTATGAAGAAATATCAGGTATAACACCAATGCCTAAAGGTGTAAATTGTCCAGAACAAATAAACAACACTTTTATACTTTCTTATGATGATTTTGATATAAATAAGTTTAATACACTACCTGATTTTATTAGAAATAAAATGCAAACAAGTATGGAATTTACTAATATTCAAAACCCAAATCATAAAGAAATACACAATTCATCTATAGATGAGACATATGATGACTTACCATTTTAATTTATTAAATATAAAAACAAAATAATGGAAACACTAACATTTAGCTGTCATTCATTGGGTAAAATAATGACAGCGCCAAGAGGAAAATCAAATATTGATAAATATAATGATGCTGTAGAGTTATTGGCAAGTACTAATACAAAATATAACGAAACAAAAAATAACGAAACAAAAAATAAAGAAACAATTACAGCATCAAAGTTGCTTACAAAAATTAATTTTTTGGAAAAAGAAGTAAAAGAACTAGAGTTAATCAAAAATGATATTACACTTTCAGAAACCGCAAAGTCTTATATAGAGGAAATATGGCTTAGAAACAACTATGGCTATAAAGATACCGTAATTACGCATGAGTTAATAAAAGGTATTGTCTGCGAAAAAGAATCAATTGAATTGTTGGTAGAAAACGATTCAGAATACCGAGAAAAAAACACAGAGTTTTTTAAAAATGATTACATACATGGTTCTCCAGATGTAATATTAGAAGAAGTAATTGAAGATGTTAAAAACTCATGGACTCTCAAAACATTTTTTAAAGCAGACATTTCTTCAGATTATTATTGGCAAGGTCAAGGATATATGGCTTTGACTGGAAGAAAAAAATATAAACTTACTTATGTTCTGTCAGACACGCCACCTGAAATTGTTACGAAAGAAATTAACTGGCAGATGGCAAAGCTTAGCTATGCAGTAACAGACGGTTGTTTTGATAAAGATAAGATTGCTACTCAAATCAGAAAAAATCACACATTCTCACACTTACCAATAGAGAAACGTATTAAAGTTTTTGAGTTTGAGTATAATGAAAGCGACATTAATAAGTTATATAAAACTATTGATGCTGCTAGAATTTATTATAATTCAATTTCATTATAAATGATGGATATTACAGTACATATATTATCAAAAGAACAGATATTAGAAAATTTGGCACTGTATCAAAGCCAAATCGATGAAAAGTTAGTAGATGAACCTACACAAATAATAGAACAGCTTACAGTGGCTGAATCTATAATGGTTAATAGTGGAAAGATGCTAGCAGATGCCAAGTATTGGTTAAATGAAGCTATGCACAGCGAAACAATTAAAACACTAAAGGAACTAGCCAGTCAAAACAAGTTAATAACATCTACTGCGGTAAATCAGATAATCAAATCGCTTTGCAAAGACCAACAATATTTGGTTGATTGGTGCGAAAGATTAAATAGAAGCTCTACACATCGTGCAGATTTAGCAAGGAGTATAATATCAAAACAAAAAGCAGAAATGCAGAATAGAATTTAATTATATGGAAATCCTCGAACAAATAAAAACACTAGACAAAAAGGATCAAGTAGAAATATGCCTAGAATTTTTAATAGAACTGAGCCAAAACTGGTATAACGCAAAAGAGTTATGTAAGGTTTATTGCACAGAACAAACTTGTGGTGCTGCTGAAAGGTATAGATTGCAAGTTAATGAGTTAAAACAAAGAATATTAGAATTAAATAATTAATAATAAAAAATAAAGTGTAATGTCTCCTCAAAAACAATTTCGATTGCTCCAAAGAAAACTAGATGACTTAGGCTATATGACTTCTATTAACAGAATTATTGCAGGGAAAAGATATGAAGTAATAGTTAATGGAGTAATCGAAAAAAATTACAAACAAAGAAAAAGTACAAAATTATTCATCACAAAATTATACAACAAACACAATGAACACAACAATTAAAAAAGCTCAAATTAAAGACGGAAATTATTTATCTGTTGAGTACACAGAACAACAGGCTGATGGTTTTTCTACTATCAAGAAAGATTGTAAAATAGCTGTCCATATTGATTTAAAGAACGCCTTTAAAGAACTAGATAAACATTTAGCTAATTTATCTTACCAGCATGATGATAAAGGAGATTTATGCACTAATACCATTTCATGCAAAGGCTTCTCAATAGGTGGCTCTGGAGATAGCGAAGGCGTTACGCTTACAGGTGTACGTACATTAGAAAATGACAAGATACTTAATATTAGTTCTCCTTTTCAAAGATTTGATAGCGACTATTTTGATTACGATTTTATATCAGATTTAATTGATTGCTTAGATAAATGTAAAGAAGAAGTAAATGCTTATTTGTTTGCTGGAAAGCATGAAGAAGATAATCAGTTAGAATTGTTTGAAGAACTTGAGGAAATCGAAAATCAATAATCTATGATTACGGCCACAGACACAGGAAATCGCATTGAATTGCAATTTGCCCACAATCCATACATTATAGGCGCTGTCAAACAAATTGAAGGCAAACGTTACAATCCTGCTACGCAAACATGGTCCGTGCCAAAAGAACAATTACAAGCTGTTCAGTCTTTGCAAAAAAAATATGGTGGTGGAATAAATGTTAATGTTCAACGTAGACCAGAAGAAATAAATGTAATTCCAGAATTACCAGAGCTCACTATTGAAATACCATTAAAAAGAGCTTTATTTCCTTTTCAAGCCAAAGGCGTTGCACAAGGATTGAAGTTTAAAAGATTTATCAATGGCGATCAACCAGGACTTGGGAAAACAACACAAGCAATCGCTACAGCTGTAGGTGCTGGTTGCAAGTGTATATTGGTTATTTGTCCATCGACACTAAAGACTAACTGGCAACGTGAGTGGGAAATCGTGGCTGGTATGAAGTCTATGATTCTTAATGATTCAGTAAAAAATACTTGGAGCAAATATTATACAGCAAATCTATATAAGGTGTTTATTGTGAATTACGAAAGTTTAAAAAAATATTTCGTTCATAAAATTAACACTCCAGAAGGTAAGCGTTTGTCGTTAAAATATATCGAATTTAAAAAAGAAATTAATTTATTCGACTGTATAATTATTGATGAGCTACATAGATGCAAAGATGGCACCACACAACAAGCAAAGTTTGTTATGGGGCTTACTCGTGGCAAAGAATATGTGTTTGGATTAACAGGAACACCAGTTGTAAATAAACCAAAAGATTTAATAAGCCAATTGTACATCATTGGCCAATTAGGAGCAATAGTTCCGAATTATAAATACTTTATGGATCGGTATTGTGGTGGAAATGGTCAAGGTGCTTTTAATTTAAAAGAATTGAACTATAAGCTCTCTACTACATGCTTTTTTCAACGTCAGAAAAAAGAAGTATTAAAAGAATTGCCTGACAAAATGCGGCAAATTGTATTGTGTGATATAACCACGAGAAAAGAATATAATGAAGCGATAGATGATTTAGCCAACTACCTTAAAGAATTTAGACAAAAAACAGATTTACAAGTTCAAAAGTCAATGATGGGCGAAGTAATGGTACGAATAGGTGTGTGTAAGAATATTTCAGCAAGAGGTAAATTAAATGAAGTATTTGAATATGTAGATGAAATTACTGAAGCTGGCGAAAAGGTAGTAGTGTTTATACATCAAAAGGAAATTGCATTGAAACTGTTAGAACACTATCCACAAGCCGTATCTGTGCGTGGCGATGATAATATGGAGCAACGCCAAATAGCAATAGATAAGTTTCAAAACAATCCATCTACGAATGTAATTATATGCAGCATCAAAGCTGCAGGTGTAGGAATTACACTCACAGCAAGTTCTCGTGTGGCATTCGTTGAATTGCCATGGCATCCAGCAGATTGTGATCAGTGCGAAGATAGATGTCATAGAATTGGACAAAAAGATAGTGTACAAGTAACTTACTTCTTAGGTAGCGAAACAATAGACGAGCACATCTACGACATCATCGAAAAGAAACGCTTAATCTCTAATGAAGTAACAGGAACAGATGACAGCGTACAAAGAGAAATTATTGATAAGATTAAAAATTTATTTAACTAATGGAAAAATATTACTGCAAGACGAGTACAGGTGTCCGTCCACCAAGATATGAGCATGATAACATTAAAAGTGCTACTGAAGAAGCAAAGAGATTATCAACTCAATTTAATTGTTCTGTACAAATATTAAAAGTTGTATGTACAGTATCGTATAAAGATATTCCTATTACAGAAAGAAAGCAAGTTGTTGAATTTGAAAGTGGTTATAGTAATAGTAATGGTTTTAAAATTTATCTTTAATGAATTATTTAAAGCAAATAAGGGGTTTTTGGCGTTCGCATGAGGAACATTTATTCACTTGTACAGAAGTAGCGTTGTACTTCCATTTGGTTGAGGTATGCAACATCTGTGGGTGGAAAAATCCATTCAAGCGTAACAATTCTAAAATCGGAGCGGATTTAGGAATTTCAATAAACACTCTTAAAAATGCAAGAAATAAACTTGCACAATGTGGATTAATTTCATTTAAAACACAAAACGGAAGTCCTAACGTGGTTTATACCTTGTCAAAATTTGACGAGGTTGGTGTCGAGGTTGGTAACGAGGTTGGTGTCGAGGTTGGTAGCGAGGTTGGTAGCGAGGTTTTGCCTACTAAAGATAAACTAAACAAAACAAAACTAAACAAAACTAAATTATCTAAATCTCATTCCGAAACTGATGTTTCGGTAATTGAAAAAATTGAAAATTTAAAATCTGAAATTCCTAAACCGCCTGAAGATTTATTTTATAAAAAATTCGTTTCCGTTTGGTTTGAATTTTACAAAAAGCAATTTTCTGTAAAACCAACCTACGGCGCACTTGAAGGAAATAAATTAAAATCAATTCAGAAAAAATTAAAACTGAAGTGCGAAGAATTTCAAATGGATTGGAATTTAGAAAGTGCTGGAGAATCATTTAAGCAGTTCCTAGAAGTGGCAATTACAGACAAATGGCTAAAAGAGAATTTTCAATTAGCAATTCTTGACAGCAAATTTGATTCAATAATCGTAAAAGCTTTAAAAAACAATGGAAATCAAACAACAATTACAGATGTATTTGCAAACTGGTAATTCTATTTCCATTGCAAAAGTGGAGCGTGAATTATCATTTGAAACTATTCTTAAAATGGAAAGAGTTGCTAAATTCTGTCAGCTTACTAAAGAGCAAGAAAAAAACATATTAACGCACATTCACATGTTATCGGATAGGTTTTTTAAAGTTAATTTTCCAGATGCCAATACAAGTGAAGTTGCCTCACAATTTGCAGTTGATATTTTAGAAACACGCCCAGATTGGACATTGTATGATGTAATTTATTTTTTCAAATTTATACGCCAACGACAAGATTTGGATGAGCTAAAAGTATTTGGGAATGCATTTAAAATCACACCAATTGTATTATCTAAGTTTCTTTCTGTGTATGAAGAACATAAATCATACGCAATTGATAGATTGCGAAATCAGATTGATTTTAAGCCTAATAATCAATTGCAATTATCAGAGAATATAGATATAAAAGATAAGCCACGAGATAATCGATTTAAAGAATTGCATGAATATTTGAAAGCAAAACAAGAAGAAAAATCAGACTTTGTAGAAAGAGCAGCACTAACAAGGCAATTTCACAAAGACAATGAATTTTGTCAAAAATGGCTAAAAGAACAAGAAGCCACAGATGCAGAAAAGCTAGCGTGGTTTAAGATTTTTTTTAATAGAAAATAAAATTTAAAAATTAGTACAAATGTCAAATAAAAATACTGAAGGACTTTTTTGCCAAACCGATGTTATACGCTGGCACGGATTATTAAACAGGAATTTTAATATGGAAAACGAAAAAGATTTTAAAGATTGGGGTGATAATTTTCAAACACCTGAAAAGATATGCAAGTATATGGCTTCATTTCTTCCCGAAAATGCTGGATTGATTTTAGAACCCACAGCAGGAAAGGGTAAATTGGTAAAGGCATTAGAGCAATATGGTAATGTATTTGTGCCTGATGACTTTTATAAAATGGTGGAAAATAAATTTGATTGGATTGTAATGAACCCACCATTTACACCAATGAAACAAGGGTACGAAATACTCTACAAATGTATGGATATGAGTGATAATATTATTGCTCTAATGCCTTACTTGACAATTATAAACGGTGAGAAAAGAACTACTGATATAATGAATTGGGGTCTAAAATCAATTACTCACTTACCGAGAAGCACTTTCAAAGGAAGTAGGGTTCAAACTTGCATATTAGAAATGAAGCGAGGATATCAAGGTGATACAATCTTTAAAACCTTACCGAAATGATTATTAGAAGCACAAATGTAGTGCTTGCATATAACG